TAGATTTGCTGCGCAAGTTGAGCTTGACGGCCGATGACCGATACTGTGTCAGCGCCAAGATTTCGTCCACCGGCTTCGACGGCGACCTCGCTGCCGTGTCGGTGTGGCCCGCCGCGGAAGCACCAAGCCGTGACGATCAACCCGAGTCAGAGGTAGCCTAAAAGAAGAGGGCCACGGTTGGTGCCGCGGCCCGCTATTAGTTCCGATGGGGGTAACCGATGGGGTTGAAGCATCGGTACCAGCATGGTGAGCACCCCTCTTCTACCCCCATCGGTGGTCCGACGCAAGTGGCTTCCTTGCCATTCCGAGACGGACCAAGACGGCCCCGCGATCTAAGGCGATTGTGGACTGAGTGCGTGGTCTCGTACCGGCTTCAATGGACGAGCGTACTCAGCGGGGCAGGAGGTAGGGTGAGCGCCCACGGCAAAGTGGGAGAGCTGAGGCAAACCTCCAAAAACACCTCGGGACTCTAGGTCACACCGGCGGGATGGCGCATGCCCAAAGCCGGTGGGGAGCGCGCGGGAGGGCCAGCAGTTGCTGGCGTCAAGCCCAAAGCCGTTCCCAATGCGGTATGGCGGATGCCAGAGGCGACCTAGGGGCCACTCCCCCACTCCCTTTTGGGAGCCCAAGCTGCTAGGACAGATGTCCTAGGAGCCTGGGAGCCCATGAGGGGGGCAGGGGGGGTGGGGGAGGAGAAAAGAAAGAGGGAGTTCAAGAGAGTACTCTGAGGTTACCACAGAGCACTAGGTTAACTCAGAGTACTAGGTAACTGTTAGTAAGTAGTACTGCCTGCGGCGGTTGTGGCGTATCCAGGGTTACGTGTATTCGGTTGCGCAGACCTGAGGTTGAAGGAGCTAGCGATGGGAGACGGTGAGGGCCGGAAGCGGACGGGGAAGGGGAGGGCGGCAACGCTACAGAACTTCCTCAAGCAGGTGGGACCGTTCGACGCTTGGGAGGCGAAGCAGAACACGTGGGAGAGGCGGCGGCGGGAATTGGGCACGTTCGGCGCGGCCTCCGAGGTGCGGCACGTCGATGTGGCGACGTGGGTGCCGCCCCCGGAGAAGCCTCGGTCCCCGGAGGCTCCCAAGCCATTTTGGTTGCCAACCAGAAAGCGCTGGCGATGAGGCTCGATCTGCGGCGGGTGTGGCTGGCGCGGGCTGCGGCGCTCGACACGCTGGTGGAGGCGGGCGAAATCGAGGCCGAGGAGGCCATCAGGACGCTCGTGGATGCGTTTTGGAGGATAATCTGGGAGGAGGGAGAATGCCAATCATCATCGCCAGCTTGCACGGTTCGAACACCTGCGCCGTAGGTGATTTCGCGGTGACGGCCTATGAGCCGGTCTTCGAAATGTGCCGCAAGCTGGTGGCGGCCGGCGTCAATCCGCAGACGCGGCTGGAATGCTACCGTGGCTCCACCTTGGCCTTTGTCGTGAACGCCATCGGCAAGGGGGCGGGGCTGACAGTTGAGGATGACCATCGTGGCACCCCTCGCTTCCGTAAATGGAGGGGGCCTAGGTTACGGCGCAGCCCGTAACAGCGTGTTTTCCCGGCAGTCCGCTTAACCGTCTGCGGATGCCCCAGCCAGTGCCCCCATCCGCGAACCTGGCCACGAACCTAGGAGGCCCTGATGCCCTTGGCTGAACCCTGGTCGCCGCCGCGCCTGGAGCGGTTTCAGGTGGCGGCGCACGAGCTGGAGGCGTTGAACCAGACGCTGAACCTGGCCGCGACAGGCTTAAGCAAGCTGAACGCTCACTTGGCGCGCATCTGCGGCGAGTTGGTGGAGATGCATAAGCAAGTCGAGCACAAGTTTGCCACAAAGTACGACGTGCTGGCCGAGAAGTTTAACCACCTCGCCAAGTTATTGGACGAGGCGCGCATCCGCGAGGAGGCGCTGCGGGCGCTGGAGACGCTGCCGAAGCCAGAGGTGCCGCCGCGCAAGAAGCGCAGCAAGAACGGACGCCGCAAGCACCTCAAGAAGAACAAACGCCGCTAAATGACTGGCATGCCATGATTTTGTCTGTCCTCAACTAATCGGCCCATTAACTGGGAACGTTGCTATGGAGCTTAGGCCGTACCAGGACCGCGCCATTGCCGATTACCAGGCGGTGCTGGCGGCTGGCCGCCGCGCGCCCATCCTGGTGGCACCCACCGGCAGCGGCAAGACCGTGATTTTTTGTGAAATAATTCGCCAGACTGTGGCGCAGCGCAAAAACGTCCTCGTCATTGCCCATCGCCGCGAAATCATTGCGCAGACCAGCGGCAAGCTTGCGGCTGCGGGCATCGGGCACGGGATCATCCAGGCGGGCTATGAGCCGCGCCCCTTGTTCCCGGTGCAAGTGGCAAGCATTGCCACGCTGTGGTCGCGCGCGGTGCGCAGCGATGTCATGCCGATGCCGCCGTGCAACCTCTTGGTGGTTGACGAGGCGCATCATTCCGTCGCCACGACCTACAGCAAGGTCATCAAGGCCTACCCGGAAGCAATTGTGCTCGGTGCCACCGCTACGCCGTGCCGGGGCGATGGGCGCGGGCTTGGCTCGCTGTACGACTGTATCGTCGAGTCGCCGCAGATTGCCGCCCTGATCGAGCAGAAATTTCTCGTGCCAACACGGATTTACGCGCCGTTCAACCCTAATCTCACGGGCGTCAGAACCTTGGCCGGTGACTACGTGCGCAATCAATTGGAGACGCGCATGGACAAGCCCGAGTTGGTCGGCGACATCGTGCAGCACTGGCATCGCTACGGGGAAAGGAGAAAAACAGTCGTTTTCGGGTGCAGCGTCGGTCATTCTGTCCATATCCGCGACGAATTTATCCGTTCCGGCGTGCGCGCGGAGCACATCGATGGGACGACGCCCAAGGACGAGCGCGACGAGGTTTTAGGCCGCTTGGCCAGCGGTAAAACCGAGGTCGTGTCCAATTGCATGGTTTTGACCGAGGGCTGGGACGCGCCTGATATCGGCTGCTTAGTGCTGGCGCGGCCAACCAAGCAGTTAGGCTTGTACCGGCAGATGGTGGGGCGCGTCTTGCGGCCGGCGCAGGGCAAGGCGGACGCCATCGTGCTCGATCACTCGGGTGCCGTATTCCGGTTGGGTTTTCCCGAAGACGAAATTACGTGGACGTTGGACGAGGACGAGGAAGCGACTAACGCCAGCGCCAAGAAGCGTGCGGCGAGCGGCGAATGCAGGGTGTGTGAGTGCCCGAAGTGCCAAGCGATGCGATTGGCCGGCCAGCCGTGTCCGGCGTGCGGTTACCTGCCCGCCCCGGTGCCGCGATACGTGGAGGTGCGGGACGGCGAACTGCACCGCATTGATCGCAACGAAGGCGTCGTCGGCAGTGTCATGGCCGCTAAGAAGCACGCGCACGAGACAGGGTTGTTCACGGCGGCCGAGTGGCACGGCATGCTGGCGACAATTGCGGGCGAGCGCGGCTACAAGGACGGATGGATTGCGCACAAGTTCAAGGAGCGGTTCGGCAAGTGGCCGCCGCGCACGCGGCCGCCGATGCTGACGCCGAGCCCGGAAGTGCGCGCGTGGGTGCGCGCACGCCAGGTCGAGTGGTGGCAAAAGCAACGTGCGAGCGGCTAGTGGGGCCGTTCGTTGTTTTCGTCGCGTTCGTACTCCGCCTTTGCATATTCTTGCATGAGGTTAGCCAAGCGCCGCAGTCCTTCCTGGCAGGATTCCAAGTCACCTTCGCGGGTGTGGCCCATGATGAGGGCGGTTAACGCCAATGCCATCGGAATGATGCAATCCTGCGGCCTGTATCCCTGGCCTTTCAGCCATTCGATGATGTCGCCGGCAAACCGCCGCTCGAAGTCTCTTTCATCGGCGGGAGTCATCGGCTGTCCTCCTTCACACTGTTCGACTTCGAGGTGCAAGGCGTGCAATGTAACGAGCCGCTCGATTAGCCATTCCCAGTCGTCGGGAATATCGGTTCTCGTCAGCCGCTCGTTGCCGATGATGTCGCGTAATCCGTTAACGAGCCGCATTGCTTCGGCAAGGTAGTTTTGTTCGTGGTCGTTCATGATTAGCCTCCGATAAATTGCAGTAACAGCAAGCCGGTGATTCCGGCGACGAACAGTCCGAAAGCACAAGCTTCCAGAACGTCCAGGGCGTCATGCATGGTTTAGCCTTTCGTTCATGGGTTACAGGGTGCCGAGAAAGTGGTAGTCGGCGTCGAATACCAGGATGATGAAACCGGCCCGCGTTCCCGCGCCATAAGGAGCAACGCGATAATGCCAATCGTCACCTTTATTCAGTGTTTCGACGAGCAGGTCTGCCTCAGTGCGCGTGGGGAATACTGTGCGATGATAATCATGAATATCGTGCATGATGTCCTCCTATCCCTGCTTACGCGATGACAAGTGCTGGTTGATTGTTGCGGGTTATGACGACGCGATGGGCGTTGCTGGCGACGGCCGATGCTTTGCGCTTGCTGGCGCCGTGCGCCGGGAAACCAATGATGCATTTACGGTCACGCCTTTGGCAGAGCATGCAAGGTTTGGTCGCGACTCCGCCGATTTTGCTGCCGCCGCACGATACGTCGTCGCGATAGGTGGCAGGGCAAACCACGACGGTGCGGCCTTGCGGCGTGCTCAACGTCACGTTGCCATGGACGGTGTCGGGTAGCACGACGGCGACGGGTGCGATGTCGAGTTCGGCCAGCGTATCGGCTTGCGCCAGATTGTCGGCCGATAGGTTGATGGTAAACCCGCGTGCATTGGCATCGGCCACGGCGGCAATGTTGCTGGCCGCGACATCCATAGGCACGTCGCGTGATGCATGCATCGGTTTGTGCGTATAGGTCCACCCGCGTTTGCCGGCGTTGGCGGTCACGAGTTGATCGAGCGCAGTGCGATCTATCGTATTATTGCGTCCCGGCAAGTCACCGGCTTGTGCGTAGCGATGGGCCTGATCGATGGGGAACGTTGCCACGGCGGCGCAGTAGTCATTCCACGTCAACGACTGCATGCGGCCGCCAACACCGTTCGTCCAAGCCGCGCCGGGAGCGTGCGCCGATAGGGCTTTCCAGAGAATGGCGAGAGGCCCGCCGCTGGCAGCGTAGCAGGGCCCTTTGCCAATTCCGTCTGCGGCGTATTTCAGGCCGCAATTGTCGGGACACGTCTCATCGCTGATCGTGGCGACCGGAATTGTGCCGACCTTGCTATTGCTGCTTTTCATTGTGAGATAGACGGCGTAGTCGCCATCCATGTACGCGCGTTTGCGCGCGTTGTGCGGAGTAGTCATCTGGAACCTATGGTTAGAGTTAGAGTTGCGGCCTGATCATCAGGTACGGGCGGCCATTCCCGTACTACGCCGCCGGAGCGGCGTTTCACTATTCCGGTGGTTACCAGGCGCCTAGGCGTTCCAGGGCTTCACGGTCACGCTGCGCCATGATCTGGTAGTCGCGTGGGAGGGCGTCGAAGTGGGCCTTGACCTCTTCGAACACCGCCTTTTGCTCTGCGCTGAAAAACAGCATGGTCGCAATTCCGCATTGATACGGGTTGACCACGATCATTGCCCCTTGCCAGGCGGCCGCGGCGAGAGTGTTGGAGCGGGGGCACCGGGCCAATAGCTGGCCGCGATGCTTACCGCGTGTGGCGTAAGCGGAGGCGAGAGCAGTGCGAGCGGTGTCGGAAAGCTGAGTCATGATGTCACCTATGGTTCGATGGATGGGGATTACGAGACTTTGCCGTGATGTTTCAGGGCAGCGCGCACCGCCTTGGCGACGTCACCGCGCCAGTTCTTGATGTTGTTGAGAAGGTAGAGGCACTGGACGCGCTGCGCTTCGCTGCCGTGCAAGGTCAAGCCCGCGCGGGCGTAGCCTTTCGCGTACTGATTGGGACAGTGCCGCAGGATAAGAGAGCAGCAATCGTGGAAGGATGCCGTTGTCATGATGTCACCTATAGTCATGCGAGCGAAACCTTTGTTGGCGTTGCGGGATTAGTAGACGATGCAGTCCGCGAGCAGCACGCGAACGACTTTGCCGCTATCGAGCTTGACATGGGCAATCTCGTCGTCAGCCCTGAGCGTGCCTTGGTACTGCTGGCTCTTGCGGACTTCCGAGGCAGTTGGCTTGCCGATCTTGATCAGGGTACCGAAACGGTCACCCATCATCCAACGATCAGTGTAAGCCGGGATTTGCAGGCGTGTAGACATAGAGCGAAACCTTTGTTGGCGTTGCAGGACAGCGTCATTGCTGCCCTGAACCACCATATGACATACTCCCATGATGGTGTCAAGTACCAAGTTTAAAATATATGAAACATGTTCGACAATCATGTTCTACCTCCCTCAATACCGCGGCGTTTACAAACTGATTTTATTCCACTGTCGCAAAAGCTGCTGCTAACTCCTAAGAAAACGACGGTTGCTTGACAAGCACCCTGCAATCGTGCGATGCTCGCGCACGCGGCTACGTCCTGCGTCCGCCTCTCCCCAAGCAAGCCCACACATTGACAGCAACAGCTAGCCACGGCTAGGTTCCGCCGATGACGCCGCGCGAGAACCCAAGTGCCTGAACCCGGAACCCAAATAGCCTACCGACCACGCAACGGCCGCAACGCAGTCCGCAGCCCGGCTGAGATGCAAGTGGCCTCGATGGCGCGCCAGCACACAGAGAGCGCGATCCGAGTACTTGCTGGCATTATGCATCACAGTGAGGACGATAGGGCGAGAATACTCGCAGCGCAGATACTCCTCGATAGGGGATGGGGAAAGCCAAAGATACCCGATAACCCGCAAGATACTCCGGTAACTGTTGAGATCGTGTATAAAGCCCGCGATACTAAAACCCTCCCCGCTACACCAACGCAACATAACAGCGAATAACTCCGCAGTATCAAGCGAGCAAGCCGGATAACAATCTCCGGCATGCACCGACGCGACTTCCTCACTCACCCAACGCCAGCGATCAGCCCCACCCCACATCGAGCCGAAAAGCATGCTTGCACCGGAGTCCCGGTCGCAAGGTGTCTACGCACACCAGCGGAGGGACGGTGGTTCACCGACGGCGAGTGGTGGTGGAGCGGGGAGGGAGAGTAGCTTGCCCCCGACCGGGTGGGGTGAGGTGGTTCACCTGTCGGCGCTCCTGTCCGCAGCAATGTTGTGTTAGTAAGTAGCCTGCGGCAGCGAACGAGCGGTGCGGCCATGACACAACCGAAGCCCAGGAACTTAGCAGGTATCAGGAAAATCAAGCTTCCCAACGATTGGGAGGAGCGGGACTACCAGATCAAGCTCTGGGATTTCATGACGGCTGGGGGCAAGCGGGCGCTGGCGATTTGGCATCGGCGGGCTGGCAAGGATGATGTGGCGTTGCATTGGGCGGCGTGTGCGGCGCATCAGCGGGTGGGGAACTACTGGCATTGTTTGCCGGAGTATGAGCAGGGGCGCAAGGCGTTGTGGACGGCGGTGAACCCGCACACTGGGCGGCGGCGCATTGACGAGGCGTTTCCGCTGGAGTTGCGCGAGACCACGTCCGAGAATGCGATGTTTATCAGGTTCACCAACGGCAGCACTTGGCAGATTGTGGGGAGCGACAAGTATAACAGCACGGTTGGGGCGGGGATTGTGGGAATTACCTTTAGCGAATTCGCCTTGGCGAACCCGAGTGCGTGGGGGTATTACCGGCCGATGCTGCAGGAGAATGATGGGTGGGCGTTGTTTATCTCCACCCCGCGCGGCAGGAATCATCTTTATGATTTGTATAATTATGCGAGCGTTAACCCGTCGTGGTTTTGCGAACTGCTGACGGTTGACGATACCAAGGCTTTAACGAGTGAGCAGCAGGAAGAAGCGAGAGAAGAATACGAAGCCCTTTATGGTGCGGATGTCGGGCGCGCTCAGTTTGAACAAGAATACCTATGCAGCTTCAACGCGGCGATCTTGGGGGCGTACTATGGGCATGAGATTGCGCTGGTGCGGAGCGAGGGGCGGATCACCGAGGAGTGTGTGGCGCTGGCTGGGCGGCCGGTGCACCGGGCGTGGGACATCGGCATGCGCGACGACACGTCGATCTGGTGGTTCCAGAGCGTCGGCAGCCAGTTGTTTGTGCTCGATCACTATGCCGCCTCCGGCCTGGCGCTGGAGCATTACCGCGACGTGGTGGCGGGGCGCAGGAGCCAGCATGGGTGGGCGGACGGGACCGACTATGTGCCGCACGATGCCAAGGTGCGCGAGTGGACCAACGGGCGCACCAGGATTGAGACGATGAGCGAGTTTGGGTTGCGGCCGATGCTGGTGCCGGACCATGCGGCCAATGATGGGATCAATGCGGTGCGGCGCACCTTGCCGTTATGCGTGTTTCACCCGCGCTGCGAGGGGACGGGGATTGCGGCGCTGGAGCAGTACCGGCGCGAGTGGGACGATGAGCGCAAGGCGTTCAGGGCGAGTGCGGTGCATGACTGGTGTCTGGCTGGCGAGACGCCAGTGTTGACACGTTACGGAACGTGTCGGATGATGGACCTTCCTGTCACAGGGGAGGTTCTGACGCCATGCGGATGGAGACGGTATCACAGTCCACGCATTACGCGGAGAAGTGCCCCACTTGTGGAGGTCCTGTTCGCCGACGGTCTTACGGTAAGATGTACGCCGGATCATTTATTCAAGACGGCAAGCGGGTGGACATCCGCCGAGTGCCTGACGAGCACTACGCAGATGCAATCGTGCTTGACGCGCTCACGCAGTATTTCGATGGCGGTCTTTATCGCCTGTTTCCGAGTGAGACATATCATACGCGCGGCGGTAAGAAGCTGCATCGCGAAGCTTGGATACGCGCATTCGGTCCCGTTCCTGCCGGGTGTCACATTCATCACCGCGACGGCGACCTCAGAAACAACAGCTTGGCCAACTTGGAGTGTATTCCGGCTCCGGAGCATAGATCGCAAGCGTGGCACAAGCGGCGAGCGCGCGGGGATACATTGGAGCTTTTTTTGCCAAAGGCGAGAGTTGCTGCCGCGCTTTGGCATCGTTCGGAGGCGGGACGGCTTTGGCACAAGCGTCATGCCGAGCGGCAAAAGGGCTGGCTTAAATGGAAGCGCAGGCCATTGGCTTGCAAGACTTGTGGGAAAAGTTTCAACGCATTGGTTCGCAAAAGCGGGCAGTCGCAAATCTATTGCTCCACGAATTGCCGAGTCGCGGGATCTCGCCGTAGCAAGCGTGAGGCCGCTCGGCGTGCGGGCTGATGTCTGGTGCCTGACGGTCCCGGAGGCGGAATGCTTTGCGCTCGCCAACGGGGCTGTTACGCATAATTGTTCGCATCCCGCTGACGCATTCCGATATATGTCAATGGCTTGGCGCAAGTCTGTGCCGGTGAAGCGGGAGGAGGTGCCCAAGTCCGGCTGGTTCATTCCGCCTCCGTCTGAGCCGGAAGCGGGCCGCGCGTACCGGAGGATGGTGCTGTGAGTAGTATAATGAGTGAAGCCCCCCGGCGGCTTTCCCCTGAGCAGATGACGGACGGGCATCTGCGGCTGGAAACGGCTGATTGGCTTAGGTTTCCGGCCTATCTGGCGCTGACCGGGGAGGAGAAGTCCGAGCGCAATCTGCCGGTTACGCGAGCGCAGATGATTGCTTTCGTCCGCCGGGTGCGCTGGCTGGAACGGCTGCGGCCTGGACGCGAGCAGTGGCTGGCGCGGATTGGGGTAAATCAAGAACGGCCAGCCGACTGATCAAACGGCGCATTTCGTTGTTTTGATTAGTCGCGTTCCCCGGTCGAGCGGCAAGTCGTCCTCGATGTCCATGCGGGCGGCGATGTCGCGCGGCATGAGGTGCCAGAGGCAATCGCGCAGCGAGCCGATGTCCGAGTCCAGCCGTTCCCTGATGGCGGCCAAGTTCTCAGGCGTGGTTGAGTCCGCCTCCCAGTCGGCCAGGTGCTGCTCGATGGCTGTCAGCAGCGCGTGAATTTCGATCGCCCGCCTGCGTTTCATGTCGGCCTCCTGTGGATTGCGCCCGCCTGCAAATCATGAGATTTCTTGGCTCCCCGCCTTCGCGAGGACAGGGATGACCATACAGAACCCGGTGCAGGGGCCGCCCACTGTATTCAAGAAGCGGCACCGGCCGCTGAGTAAGCGCTTCCTGACGCTGATGGACGATCTGCGCCAGTGGCGGTCGGACGACCACGAGGACAACTTTGTGCTTCCGCGGTTGTGGGTTATCGAGCTAATCGAAGGCGTGGACACGTTACAAGCGGCAAACGGGGACGGACGCCCCAAGACTGAATAGAAGGGAGGGCTGCGAAGGGACAGCCTTGGCCACAGCCGAAGACGACATCCGGCATGATGATTTAGAATACAATCCTGCGCTGGAGCCGCAGTCCTCCAAGGCGTGGCTGAATCTCTTGCAAGAGAGCGAGACCGCCTTCGAGGACTACAACGACCATTGCGACAAGATCGACAAGCAGTTCGCCTCGCTGCAAGTGCTGGGCGACGAGCTGCGCATGCGCCGGTTCGCCATGTTCTGGGCCAACAGCGAAGTCATCCGCCCTGCCATCTACGCCAAGGCGCCGGTCCCCGTTGTCACCACCAAATTTCACGACCGCCGGCCAGTCTATGAGGCCGCCGCCGAAGTGTTGGAGCGCTGCTGCGTCGCCGCCTTCGACCTGGCCTACATCAACGAGGTGATGCTGCAAATCCGCGATGATCTCGCATTGCGCGGGCGCGGTGTGCCCTGGTGCCGCTATGAAGCCAAGTCAAATGACGGTTCGTACTACGACACCGAGCGCGTGTGCATTGATTTCAAGCACCGGCGTGACTTCTTACATAGCGTCTCGCGCTGCTGGTACGAAGTGACCTGGGTGGCGGCGGCCTCCTACCTCACCCGCGCCGAGGCGCGCGAGCGGTTCTACCCCACCTCTGGCCTGGCCTACCAGGAGGCCGAGTACGCGGTGGACAAGGACGCCAAGGAGGTGGGCGGCGCCGACGCGCGCGAGCGGGCAAAATTCTGGGAGATCTGGGACAAGAAGAGCCGCCGCGTGATCTGGGTGGCGCAAGGCTGCGAGGACATCCTCGACGAGGCCGCGCCGCATCTCGACATCCAAGGGTTCTTTCCCTGCCCGAAGCCGGCCTACGGCACCTGCCAGCCAGGCTCTCTCGTTCCTGTGCCTGACGTCATGCAGTACCGCGATCAATTGGACGAATTGAATCTCTTGACTGGCCGCATCCACGCGCTCAGCGACAGCCTCGAGGCGAAAGGCTTTTACCCGGCCGGCGGCGCAGAACTGTCCGATGCCATCCAGGCGGCGCTGAAGCGGCACGAGCCGGGACGCATACTGGTGCCGATTTCCAACTGGGCCGCGTTCGGCGGCAGCAAGGAAACCATCGTCTGGCTGCCGATCGACCAGATCGCCACCACCATTCAGACCTGCGTCGAACTGCGCAAGGAGATCATCCAGGACATCTATCAAATAACTGGACTGAGCGACATCATGCGCGGGGAGACCGATCCGCGCGAGACTATGGGCGCGCAGCAGCTCAAGACGCAATACGGCAGTACGCGGGTGCGCGACAAGCAGTACGAGCTTGTCAGGGTTGCCCGAGACCTTGTGTGCATCACCGCCGACATCATCTGCCAGAAGTTTGCCGACACCACCATCGTGGAGATGAGCCAGACGTTGCTGCCCAATCAGGACATGCAGCGTGCGACCGTGGCGCAGTTGACGCAACAGCTTAATCAGCAGGCGCAGCAATTGATGCAGTCGGCGCAGCAGCCGCAGATGCGCCAGATGGGGCAGAGCAATCCCGACCAGGTGCAGCAGGCTGCCGCTTCGGCGCAGCAGCAGATTGCCTCGATGCAGCAGATGATCACCATCGCTGCACAACAGCCGACCGTCGAGCAGGTGCTGGCGTTGTTCAAGGACCGGCGTGCGCGCTCGTTCATCCTCGACATCGAGACCGACTCCACCATCTATGCCGACGAGCAGCAGGCCAAGGCCGACGTGATCGAGTTCGTCACCGGGCTGGCGCAGTTGTTGCCGCAACTGGCGCAGATGATCACCGCCTTGCCGGGTGCGGCGCCGTTCTGCGGCGACGTGCTGAAGTTCGCCACCAAGGAGTTCCGCGCCGGGCGCGAACTGATCGGTTCCATCGACAACCTGGTGGAGGTGGCCAAGCAGCAGGCGTCAGCGGCGGGCAGTAAGGAAGATCCCACGGTCTCCACCAACCGCACCGCCCTGCAGATCGAGCAGATCAAGGCGCAGCGCGAGACCGAGCGCGACCGCTCCACCGCGCAGTTGAAGGCGCAGGAACTGCAACTGAAGGACAAGCACACGCAGATGGAGATTGCCAGCCGGCAGCAGATTGAGATGCTCAAGCTGCAAGGCAAGGCCGGTGATGATCAGGGCAAGCTAGCCGCCGCCAATCAGAAGGCGATGCACGACCGGCAAGCGCATCAGATGGACATGGCCGGCAAGCAAGCAGACATGCAACTGGACCGGCAGAAGCTGGCGATGGCGCTGTCGCAGGCGGCGGCCAAGCAGCAGGATATGCAGATGCGGCAGCGCGAGCGGCAATCCGCGCAAGCCTTCCGCCAGCAACAAGCAGCAATGCGCCCCCCCGGCGGGGGTAGTCCTCCTCCTGACGGAGCGCTGTAAATGAGCGAGACGGTGAACAGGAAAGTCATTGACGTGAGTCACCACAACGATCCGGTGGACTTTGCCGCCGTCAGGGGTGCCGGCATCGTCGGCGTGATTCACAAAGCCACGCAGGGCACCTCGTTCGTGGACGACCAGTACAAGCCGCGCGCAGTGGAAGCCGTGAAGCATGGGCTTGTGTTCGGGGCATACCATTTCGGCACCATCGATAATGTGCAGCAGCAAGTTGATCATTTTCTGTCGGTCGCGGGCATGAGCAATGAGATGCTGTATGCGCTCGACTGGGAGACTGACCAGGACGGCCAGACCATGAGCCAATTGCAGGCGCGTGCGTTCGTCGAGCGGCTGGAAGACAAGATCGGCAAGAACCGCTGCGTGATCTACTCCGGCAACATCGCCAAGGAATACATCAAGGGCAAGGACAAGTTCTGGGGCGCGCATCGGCTTTGGTTGGCGCACTACTCGTCGTCACCGACGTGCCAACAATCATGGGACAAGTACTGGCTCTGGCAGTACAGCGACGGAGTCAACGGTCCCGGCCCACACGGCTGCCCCGGTGTGAACGGCGACTGCGACACCAACAGCTTTGCCGGCAGCGATGTGAACCTGCGCATGCAGTGGAGCGCCGCAACGCCGGCACCGAAGCCACCGCCTGATGTGGCCAGTGTGGAAATCATCACGCGCGGCCAGGTCCGCATCGTGGTCAATGGACGGCTGGTGAGCATCCCCGATCAGGGCCGAGGACAGGGCAATGCCGACGCCTGACGAGGAAAGGCTGGGCGCGCTGGCGGCGCAAGATCGCTATGGCGAGCCGCCTGCCGGCATGCCGTTATTCACCGAAGGCCCGCCGCCGGACACGCCGCCGACTGCCCGCATCCTGGTGACGCCGCCGCGCAATCCGGCGCGCATGAATGTGCTGGAGCAGACGTTTTTCCCACACCTGGCCAACCCAAGCACTTACCAGCCGCTGCCGCCGCCATCGTACGAACCCTCCCCTGAAGGCAAGATTCCGCAGGTGGAGGGCGATCCGCGCGTGATGGGCGCGATCGCCGACATTACCAATTTCGGCGCCAACTTCGTTCCCGGCCCCGGCATGCTGGCCCGGCCTTTCCTGCGCCCATTCATGAAACCCCCGGTCGCGGCACCTCGGCCTTACCAGGATTGGGCTGAACGATTGGGTGCGTGGCGGCGCGGCCTTGATGCGCCACCGCCACCTGCATCACCGGCATTACCAGCACTGCCACCCACAATGCAGGAACTCATGCTGCTGCCGGACGCGCAATTCCAGCAAGCATTGCGCACTATGGATGAAATGGCGCGTCATCCACCCCCAGTCGGGGCTGGGGGCAGGCCGCCGCCTGCGCTCCTCGAGCCGCCGCCGGCACCGGCTTTGCCTCCGCCACGAGAGCCCACACTTGAGGAGATGGTAGCGGCACTGAATCTGCGTCCGCCATCGCCCGCGCCACCCCCAGCCCCGCCCCAACTGACATTGCTTCCGCCAGCCCCGCCGCCAGCGCCAGGCAGCGTAGCGCGCCAAGATATTTATGCGCCGCCGTTCTATTCTGCAGTCGAGCGGGCAGTTGACACCGCCAAGACCGCCAAGGCCTCGCCGCAGCAATGGCTGGGGCCGCGCACCGAGCGGACCTACATGGCGAAGGACAAGACAACCGGAATCGAAACGCCGGTCACCGAGGTCAAGTATTCCGGTGTGCTGGGCAACACGCCCGGCGTCAAGCCGGAGGAGCTGGAGTGGATTGGCCTGCCGCAATGGCTGTCACAGCAGAAAGGCCCGGTGACGCGCGAGCAGATCGCCGACTTCGTGCGCGCCAACAAGGTGGACGTGCAGGAGGTGCACAGAGGACATTCCAGTCCTGGCACAAGCGAACGCTTGACTGAATTGA